TCAAAATCCCCTGAGTGGTACACAATCAAAGGCTTGCCGTCTTTACCAACAACCTTGGAATCTTTAAACCAATTATCAAAATTGATTTTTCTTTGTACAGGCTCTTTGACCACCAGCCTATTCTGGTCATCATAATAGGGTTCATCCAAACCTGTTTCAGTTGGGCTAGATACAAAATCAAATACCGCACTACCTTTCTTGGATACTTTAGAGGCCAGCCCCCCTAATAAATCCAAAAAATCAAAACTTTCTTGCTCCCTAGTAGTAGTAATGTCTGGAGAGTTGGAAAATCTATTTAAGACAGTATTATTACTTGGCATTTTGGATTACCGTTTCTCGCAATAGCAATAAGAGCCTAGCTTCCAAAAGCTTGCCCTGCACCAAAGAAAAATTGTCATCCCCCTTAGTCATCTCTAGCTGGTTGCGCAAAATTTCTATGCGCTCCTTGGCATACATCTGAATTAACTGGTAAAAATCTTCATTGTTGACTAACGGCAACAAGTCGCGCCATTGTTTTTGGGTCATACAAGCCTCTCTTTGTATATATGTAAGTTATTTCCGGTACTTAGCTACTTTCTTCTTTATACAGGTAAAATGTTTTGCTGCTGGGCCTGCTGAACTGCTGCTGCCGCTTGAGGACTTCCACCGCCACCACCAGTAAAGCCTGCTTCTTGCGGCACAGGCGGCTCAGTTGCTGCCTCTGGCGACATACTGCCACCTTGTACCCCTGCAGGCTGTGCTGCTTGCTGTTGTTGAGGCACAGGAGGCGGCATTAAGGCCGCAATCTTAGCCATCAAGGTGGCTTGAATTGCTGCTTCACGCGGGTCATTAAGGATCTTGTCCTCATTTAAGTCCATAGATGCCGCCAGTTCCCGCAAAATATAATCATACTTAACGAATGGCGTCATAATTGGATTGGCCGTCATCTGCATAAACTGTAGAAGCCGCTGTGACCGCACTTCATTACGCATTAGAGACTCTGTGCCTTTTGCTGTAATTTCAAATGCGCCTTGCGCATACTTTTGGTCAAAATTGAACTGCATGTTGAACGCAAACAACGCTTTAGCCAGTGGCGCAAGCAAATAATCGTCTATATTCCGTACAATAGCCTTGATATTCTGTGCGGCTGCCCCCATTAGCATGGACATGCCAGATGCAGTGCGCCCTACCCCCATTACGCCGCTAATACCGTGCGCATAGGATGGCATACCTGTAGCCTCATCCGTAAGCTGGCGAGCCTTATCAAACATCATCAAGCATTCATTGGTTACATTAGGGAATTTAGTACCAAAAATAGCTTGGCCCGGTGCGCCAGCCTGTCGGCGGAAGACTTTGCCGGGGTATATATCTAAACTTTGGCCTGACACAAGATTTGTTTCATCTATTTCAATTAATAGATTGGAAGAAAGCGCCGCATTGTCTACTGCCATGCGCATGAACCCATTCATAATCTCTTGGGTGTCTTCCATATTTTCGGCCAAGCCTACGCCAAAGAAAGAATATGGATTTACTTCGTACGGAACAGAGTGGTACGGAATCCTACTAGGCGTAAATGGATTAAGTACAAGGCGCAATATTTCCCCATTACAGACCCAAGCATTGATTTGTACTTGATCCCTATCATCATATTGCGCTGGGATCTCCAAATCTGCTTCTTCTGCCAGATTCTTATCTATCACACCCCAATACTCCAGCACTTCGTACCGATTGATCTGGTATGAAGTCTGCTGATCCTCTAGCGCCTGCTCCCAATACTTCTGGGTGTAGTTGACGCCCTTATCTATAGCCTCTTCAATTGCTTCATCTCTAAAAAATGGCCTGTTTTTAAGTGCCCTAAGTTGAGATCTGCTCATCCTGTGGCGCTCAATAACAAATTCAGCATCATCCATGCTCTTGGCGTCAGGATCTGGGTAAAAATTCCAGATAGACACAGTTTCTATTTTAGGAATTGTCCTAAATTCTGGGGAATATTCACCTTCTTCTGACCAATGTGGATACTCTTTGTCGTATGCAAACGGCCCTTTAATAATGCCTGTGCCAAACAGAGCCATATCAAATACGGAATTGCGCAAATGCGTGCTGGCATTACTCTCTTCTAGTTGGTCATGTATTTGTTTTTCCATTGCCCGCGCCGTATCCTTGGCAGGCTCAAACGTAAATGCCGTTGCTGTCAGGCCCGGCCCTTTATTTATGGAGTCATCTTCTACTCTGGACAGGCTTTTTTGATACAGACCTAGCCGCTGGCGTATTTCTTCGCGTGATATAACATTATTTTTATTGTTGGCAGGATCTTTTACTTCCTTTGGATCAATATATACGGAATCCTCTGCGCCTAACGGCACGTTGGGTACATCTACTCCTACCGGAAACTTAGCGCCCGCAAAAAGTACATCCACAATTTGAGCGTACGCGGCCAGCACTTTAGTCTTTGTGACCTTGATGAATGCCTGAGATTTCTCTTTTTCCGTAAACTTAACGTCTGGGCCATACAAGCCCCTGTAATTGCGGTAGGCTTTAAGCCAGCGGCGTTCATCTTGTTCGCGCCAAGTGTCTGATTTATTAAACTTGGACTGTACCCAATCCGTCAGCGCATAATAATCATCATCCGCCTCATCCAAGTACATGGAATTAGGGGAATCCGTACTATCTGGCGGCATCTGTTCTGTGTTAGAACTGGACATAATAGCCATAATACACCTTTACTTCTTTAGTATCCGAATCTAATGCTTGCGGGCGACCAACTTTTGCGAGACGCGCCTCTTTCTGATGAATCCCAATCTTCAAATGGCGATAGCGCCCGTGGGCGCGACATAACAGCGTACCGTATGGAATCGTACGCATGGTCTGATTTAAATCGCGGATCAATATCGTCTGTGCCTTTAGGATCTGTAGGTATTACAGGTAGATCCGCAATAATCTGGCGGCACGTATTGAAAAAAACAATGCCCGGCATTTCTGTTACATCATCCCTGACTCTAAGTAGCTCATGCAACCTATTGCGGCCCGCTACTCTTGCGCCATTTGTACGATCTGATGGCCGCCAGCGGCAGCCCATAGAGATCATTTCTTCCGCAATACTGGGGCCAATCTGGCCGCGATTGTGCCAGCAGGAAGAGTCCAGTACGCCATATGATATTGATTCGCCTTGTTCAAGTTCTAAAATCTCTGCAGCTAATTCTTTAGCAGTAAACTGAGACACATACAACTCTCTGTATACATACAGAGTGTCATACGCTGGGTCAATGGCAAACCAATGGACGGCACTAAAGGAAGAATAACCAAAGTCGCAGGATCTAAACCTGCGCCAAGTGTGCGGTATTTCAAATGGCTCTATTACATGATCAGAATATTTAAACTCCTTAAATGCGGCTCCTTCTGCAATGGCCCAATCCCCTTCCAGCAACTGACGCTTCTGCATTTCCGGCAAGGAGAGTAGGTTTGCTTCGTATGAACCTTCTTCGTATAAGTACGGATTGTCGCGCAGCGTGGCCGGAATAAAGCGTCTATAGAATAGGGGCCGCCCACTTCGCGCATGCGACTCTGGGTATACTAAAACTTTGCCCGTGTCAATGTCTGTGGCTGGAAATGCCTTGTTGGCTGGCGCAGGATCAATGAACATGCGCTTGACCCATTGATGGCCCGGCCCACCGGGGTTAGATGTGGCCCGCATATAGATAGGCAAGTCTGGCGCAGTCGTACGTAGCCTAGAGCGCATGTAGTTCCATGCGAACGGCGTTGCATGCTGGGTTAGCTCATCAAACCCTATATACGAAAATGCTTGGCCTTGGTAACGCAATACGTCTTCTTCGCGCTCTAGGTACGTCATCCATAAGCGTGCGCCAGATGGAAAGACCCACTGGCTTTTCTTTTCTTGCCACTTGGCGCCCGGATAGGCTCTAGGGTATACTTCCTGAGATTTCCAGACCAGTTCGCGCAATTCATCATTGGTGCGCCGCAGGATCAATCCATTGAATTGTTTGTGCCCAAAGTAGCGCATTGGGTCTGCCAGCAGTCCATAACTTTTTCCGCCGCCTGCTGCTCCACCGTACAAGACTTCTCTCTCTGGCGCGGCCAGAAACGCCGTCTGTGGGCCGGGGTTTGGCTCAAAGATAATTTCTTTTGTTGCGGATGGTTTGCGGCCTCGTGGTTTGGGGGAGTCTTCTGGTGATTCTGGCGCTTCTGACTGCTCCGCAGTAGGCCCAGAAGTCTTTTTTGGTTTTGGTTTGGGCGCTGGATCTTGTAACTCCCTTAATTTAGATTCTAGCCTGCTTATCTTGTTGGCTGCCGCCTTGCGCTGTTTGCGCAATTCAAATGCTTTCTTCTGTACGGAATCCTTTGGCTTGAGCGCATCACTTCTGTCGCGCAACAGGTTGAGGCGCAAGCCTATCTCACTGTCTGTCTCAAAATTATCTACCTTGCGCTTATAGACTTTAAGCCAGACATTACGTAATGCCGCTGCCGTCATAGACTTGCGGGTATTAAAGGGCGGCTGCGTAACTAGCCAGTTGGCCGCATCTTGGAAAGAAAGGCCCGTATTAATTTTGTCGAACACCTCATGTAGTACAATGACGCTAGGCCAGTGCGGCACAAATATGCGGGCATAATCTTTATTGGCGGCATCGTACAAGACATACCCTATGGGGGTATGTATCGGATGGTTGATGACTTTCCAGATGTCGGCATAGACTTGTTCTGGCGTCATCCCTTCATATGCGCGGTTTTCCAGAACCTCTGGCGGCGCAGGATTGGCCGGATAGAATAGTTCCGTTACTTGGCGCTTACGTTCCTGTAACTGGGGGCGCTCCCCAGAATTAGCGCCCAGTATCTTGCCGTTCTTAGTTTTTTTAGGCCGCTTCTTACGCTTTATTGCGTCAGTCATCCGCTTGTTCTGCCCCTGCAGTCTTGGGCGGCAATATAAACATTGCGCCGCCAGTGTCTGGGCCTTTGATCTCCAGCTTTTCCTGCTTGGTTACGCCTGCCCTATCCAGAATCTCCTTGGTGGCCGCCAGCAATGTTTTTGCGCCCAGTGCCGTAGGGTTGTCCAGTAAAGAAAGAAGCCGCTGAGTGGCCTTGGGCGCATTCAAGGCCATCATTAGTTGCGTACGCTCTATTACCTCTTCGCGCAAAGAAGATAGGACTACATGGGGCCGTGTGGCCCGCGAATAGCCTGCAATATCCATTGCACGCCGAATGTTTCCTTCATTCTCTGGGGCGCACAGAGCCTCTAGGAAAGCTAACTGCTGGTCAGAATAGTCACGATTCTTCTTGAGGCCATAACTATTGCCTACAGCGTATTGAGGCTCCTCTACTTCCATTACCACTTCTTGCATGACCAATACCTTGCTTTTGTCTTGGGGCCGGGATTGTCGCAATTGTGCCGTGCCCTAAAGCTTTTGCGCCGGGCCGGATCGTCTCGCTTGATTTCCATGTTGGGGTCACCAAAGTTGACCTTGATGACATTGCCTGTGCTAGGATTCTTTACGTACACACTGAACTTCTTGGGGCCGTCAGGCGTACGGAAAGGCTTGTTGAGTGGGGCGCGGCGTGACTTACTGGCGGCCATTACTTCCTTTGCCGCTGCCGTTGCCGTTCTTAGTATTATTATTATTATTGCGTCTTGCGGCCCGAATATCTTCTTCTTCTGGGGTATCCATTTTAACGGCCCCGCCCTTGTTGTAGGCAAGCCGACTACCTTTAGTACCGCGCATATATCTATCCATATCCTCTTGGCGCTTCTCTTCTGTCCCGAATACTTCATTCTTCTTGATCTTGCCGATCATGCCGCCGGACTGCATGGCGGCACGTTTCATCTTGCCGTGGGCCTTTACGGATGCGCCACAATTGGCTTTAATCATTTTAGTGGGGGCTTTTTTCTTGTACATGGGGATATCTCCGTGCAAGTAGATGAGTGGGTGACTTGGCTATATGTACAGAATACCCTGTAAATAGTAAAGAGTAACTATGACGCAATAATCCGTTTGACAGGCCAAGAATAATATGATACTTTCTGACGCAGACAGATGTGTGGCACTTTTTTTCTTTTTTTAAAGATTATTTTTTAGTACAGATATCCTATAGGTTTCTTTAGTTTATAAGAGTTTATAGGAGTTTATAGATAGTTATAGATAGTTATAGACTGTTATAGATAGTTATAGATAGTTATAGACTGTTTATAACTATTTATAAATTAGCGGCAAAAGTCAGGCGTACCCACTAGTGTCATTTCTTAATTATTTTAGCCCAAAAATAGGTAGAGTACGTATACGGTAACGTACCCCCCCCACCCGTCAGTCCGTCCGGCCCCGTCCGTCCGTCCGCAGACCGTCCGATCAGACGATCAATTCAGATTATTTAAATTATTTAAGTAATTCAGATAATCCAAATTAGTTTGGTAATCCGTATCAATTTAAATTATTCAAATTATTTGAATTAGTTTGGTAATCTGACTAATTTTAGTTATCAAAATTAATCGAATAATATTAGTTAATTAGATTATTTAAATGGGGGGCAGCGTACGCAACCAAGATATTTGCAATTTAGTTGCATTTAGGGGGGCAGGGGGGCTGTGTGCACCATTA